AAGAGAAGCGTTTGAAAAGATTATTTTCAACTTTAACGACTTAGATGGTCGTACTCCAGAAGCTACAACTGTTGTAAATCTTGGAGCTGGTGAAGGTCTTTTTTCAAGTAAAGATGATGCTGAATTACAATTCAAAAGCATAGTAGCAGGAAACAATGTTACGCTTTCATCCGACAATGAAACACTAACTGTTGATGTAGATGCAGGTGTTACTCAATTTGATATAGAAGCAGATACTGGGAGTCTAACAGTTACAGAAGGTGGTACTGTTATTCTTGCAGGCGGCAATCTAATAAGCACTACAAGAAGCGGTAATACAATTACTATAGATAGTAGTGCATTAAGTAGGTTAGAAGATGATCCTGCACCAAGACTTGCAAACGGTTTAGACGCAAACGGTAACAATCTTGGTAATGTTGGTCTAATAAATGCAACTACAGTAACAGCTAATTTCAATGGTAACCTTACAGGTCTTGTACACGGCATTGATATAAGGGATATAAATTACTTCAGAGAAGAGGACAATAGCTGGAATTTTGGCGGTATAGAAGCAACTAATGTAACTAACTTATGGGACTTATTATTTGCTACAGTAAATGTTGATTTTGGCACAATAGCAGGCAATAGTGTAAACGTGAACTTAGACCTTGGTACAATCAACATCTAATTTTTCGATAAATATTGCTATATAAAGGAATTCTTGTATGGCACTATGGAATGTTTCTAACAACTTACTTCTTAGAGAAATCGAAGAAGGTCGCACACTTAGAGAGCCTAAACTAGGCGAATCTCGTGCTGAAGAACTTACCCCAATTGATTTAGGAGTAGATACTGACGCTAGTATAGAAGTAATTAGCGGGTCACTCCCTCCTGGCCTACGATTTGTAGATAAAACCATACAGGGAACACCATTAGAAGTAGCAAGAGAAACAGAATTTAAATTTGTAATTAGAGCTACAAAAGATAATGAAATAGACGATAGAACTTTTAAGATTTTAGTTAGAGGCGCTGACAAACCAATTTGGGAAACTAGTGCAGGTTCTTTGCCTATTGGTAACAATGATACATTTTATATCTTAGATAATAGTCCCATTGATTTCCAACTTATTGCCAATGACGCAGACATTGAAGCTGGACAAACATTAGAATATTTTATTGCAAGCGGCGATGGCGAACTTCCGCCCGGTATTCAGTTAACTAGAGACGGAAGAATTGTTGGAGTAGTAGACCCTGTACTTGCCATAGATACACTTGCAAATCAAGGTTACTATGATACTAATCCATATGGAACATATCCTTTTGACTTTGGCGTTCGTAGTGCAAACGGATACGATAGTTTTTACTATGACATAGAGTTTTATGACAAAAGTATAGCAACAAAGTCTCCCAAAAAACTAAACAGGAACTATCAATTCCGTGTAAGTGTAAGTGACGGAGACACTATCGAAAAACGTTTATTTAGAATTTTCGTTGTAGGTGATGATTTTTTACGTGCAGATAATACCATTATGCAAGCAGGTAACACACTGTTCGGTGCAGATGCGTCACACATTAGAACTCCAATATGGCTTACTCCTGCAGACTTAGGTTATAGAAGAGCAGACAATTATGTTACATTTTATATGGATGTTATAGATTCTTCAAGCATATTAGGATTTGTTAATTACACTATTGAAGATTTTAATGACGACGGTAGTGAAAGTGTTATACCTCCAGGTATGGAACTTGATCCAGGTACAGGTGAACTAGCAGGAGTTGTTCCTTATCAACCAAGTGTAACTAAAGAATATAAATTTACTATAAAAGCCACACGATATGTCGGGCCAGCAACAAATACAGAACAAATATCTTTTACAACATACGAAGAAACTTTTGCACAAACAAGAACACCTGCAAAAAAACTTATAAGAAATACCTTATATGAAATACTAACTGTTGAAGACACAGACTTCACAGAAGTTGGTGCTAGTGAAAATACTGTAGGCACACAGTTTAGAGCAAGTGGTCCTGGTGCAGGAAACGGCACTGCAAAACAGGCCGCGGCTCCTTATAATTTAAAAATACAGAAAAAAACAAGTGCAAATCTAACAAAACTATTAGACCAAACTTTTAACATTAAAGGTACTATATTTAAAGTAACTGCAATTAATAATAAAAATCCATTGTTTGATGTAATAACATTGTCAAAACCTTTAGATGCATATTTAAAAGCAGGCGATACGTTTACAAAAACAATTATAAATGCAGAAGAAGAAGACAGTAATAGCGCATATAAAGCAAAAACATTTACTGTCAGAATGTTAGGAAAAATTGATTCTAGAATAGTTTGGCAAAGCCCTGCTCAATTAGGTACAATAAATGCAAACCTTACTAGTACATTTAATGTTAGAGCAACATCTAGTGTTCCAGATGCTATAGTTAGATATAGTAAAACAGCTGGTAGACTGCCTCCCGGATTACGATTATCAATTGATGGTGAAATTTTTGGAAAAGTACAACAGTTTGGTGAGAATAGATATAGGAGTTTTTGGAAACCATCTAGAGACTATATTGCTAATGACATAGTAAAAGTGTCCTCACAAAAATATAAGTGCTTAGTTGCACATACTAGTTCATCAGAATTCCTTACAGACACAGCAAAATGGGAGCCGTATGACGGTTTTGTTGTATCAGGACTTACTACAATTGATGCTAACGATTTAACATTAGACGGTGACGATACGTCTATAGATAAAACATATACATTTACTGCTCAGGCTGAAGATCAGTATGGTTTTAGTGCTACTACAAAAATTTTTACAATAGTTATTAATGATCCTAACGATTTAACATTTAGTAACATAGTTATGAAACCGTTCTTAAATTCTACACAAAAGTTTTTGTTTAATAGTTTTATCAGTGATCCTATTATATTTACACCATCTTATATTTACAGACCTAACGATACAGAATTTGGATTGCAAAAAGAAATGCGTATGTTAGTTTACGCAGGTATAGAAAATGTAGGAATAGAAAATTTTGTTGCAGCAGCGGCTAAAAATCATAAGAAAAGAAAATTTAAATTTGGTGAAGTAAGAACAGCAGTTGCTTATCAGCCAGGAACTAGAGATACCGTATATGAAGTTATATATGTAGATATAATTGATCCACTAGAACCTACAAGCGGTGCAACTAGAGAAAGCATAAATGTAAAAACAAATAATAAACGTTTGATAAACAATACAAACTATGAAGAAAAAGATAACAGTTCGGGAATAGAAAATAACGAACCGGATAGATTTCGACCTATCACAAACACACTAAAGATTGATAGTGATGCTATAAGTATAGACGAATCATTGCAAACAAAAAAATATATTAGTAATTTGACTAATATGAGAAATAAGATTGCACAAGTAGGAGTTACTGATAATAACTTTTTACCTTTGTGGATGAGAACACCCCAGTTAAATAATATTGAAGCACTTGGGTATGTTCCTTGTGTAGTTCTAGCGTATTGTAAACCAGGAACTTCGCAAGATATTTTGTTAAATGTAAAAAACAGCAATTTTGATTTTAATAATATAAACTTTGAAATTGATAGATATATAATAGACAGTACAAAAGGAAACAGTAACGAGCAGTATATCGTATTCGCAAATTACGATTTTAATATTTAATACGATAAATACTGTACTAGGAGATTAAACTTATGCCAAACCCAGACGCAAATTTTTTAGATGACAAAGTCATTAATGTATCAGATTTAGATACAGAATATCCTGTACCCGGTCAAGATAATGATAGCCAGGGTTTTAGAGATAACTTTACGGTCATTAATGATAACGCACTTGCAACAAAAGCAAGACTTGAAGATCTAGAAGCTAAAACTGTACGTATAGATAACAACAATACTTTTAGTGATCAGTCAACTGGCGGAACTGCTAGACTAATTAATGCAACAATGACTGGCGAACGCAGAGTAAGAGCACCTCTTGATAATAATATAATTGACTTTGATGAAGCAAATTACTTTACATTATCTTTAACTGGACCAATAAGTTTAATTACACAGAATCTACCAGACAATGGATACTTTAAATCAATTATTGTAAGGGTATCGTCAAATGGAGGAACTTTTGACGTAACTTGGCCTGCAGGATTAAAGTTTGATGATGCAAATAGCGGATTTTGGAATAATGGTATTAGTAGTATTCCTGATGATAACGCAGAATACTTTGTTGAACTTCTTGCAGACGGCGATGCTGATTTATACGGAAGATATTTAGGAAAATTTGTTTAATGCATCCTCTTTTTGAGAATACAGAAAGCCTAGAAACATCAGATATTGAGAATAAACTTACTCAATTAAATCGAAAATACTGGCAAACTAGTAATCCACAACTGCAACAGCAAATTGTAATGCTTATAGACGGTTACAAATTAGAGCTAGAATCCCGAAGAGCTAAAGAAAAATTAGTACAACAATCGCAAGAAAATGGCGATAATAATCTTGACAATCTCATCAAAGTATCATAAAATACTTTAATGCTTATGAAAACTGACGAACTTGGTATTCCACGATTTTCTAATCGTGATTTGATTGATATGATATACAGCGGTAATGCGGACAAAGTACACGTTGTACTTTGTGATCATTCAGATGACATTGATAAGTTTAACAGCGCAATGGAGGAGCAAGGACTATCACCATTGCAGAAGTATATTCCATTAGACGTAGATCAAAAAACTTTTGACGGTGTGTGTCAAAGTGAGTGGTTTATGCCTGATGAATACAAACACTTAAATGTATTAAACTGGCTACAAGCTACTTTAATGGAAAAACTACAAGACCCAGACGATAATAATATTTTAACAACAAAAGAATGGACAAGAGTTTGTGAAGAATACGAAGAATACAAAAAGCGTGGTATGCTTGACTTATTACGCTATATGGTATACCTTGTAGACTTTATGCGTAAAAATAATATTGTATGGGGCGTAGGACGAGGATCAAGTGTTGCTAGTTATGTGTTGTACTTGATCGGTGTACATAAGATAAATTCAATCCAATATGGCCTGGATTGGCAAGAGTTCCTTAGATAAATACGTATATAATTCATAGGAGAATTAAAATGGCACTAAAAGGTAATGCAAGAAAGACATATAAGACTATGCGTGGCAAATCAGTCGATATGGATCTTTTACAACAAAGAAACGAACTAACACCAGCAGTAGGAAACGCCCGTGTAAATGCACGTGGCGATGAACTAGGACCAGGTGGGAAAATTGTTCGCAAAAAAGAAGATATTCTAAAAGAATATTATGAAAAAACAAACCGTGTTCCAGATGAACCTTTACCAGAAAAGGTAAAACCAGTAGAGGATACTTCTCCAAAAGCAACTTCTACTAAAACAAAAACTAGAGCACAAGCAAAAGTTGAAGAAAAAGGAATAGAAGAAGATCCTGCAATGGCAGACGAGTTCGGCGACAACGAAGATTGGGTTGAAGATGCCGACGGAAATTTTGTACCAAAAAGCGAGGCGTAAATGGAACTTAATGGCGGATCACCTGGTCTACCTACACGAGTTAAAGGCAAGGTAAGACCAATTCATAACCGTGTAATTGTTAGCAATATGGAGTTTGGCGAACAAGTTACAACAGGCGGCATAATTATATCTTCAGACGATGGTAAAGATAGAGGTATTAAGCCACGCTGGGGATTAGTCGTTGCAAAAGGTAACGATAATAAAGACCCTTATGATATAGGAGACTGGATTCTAGTAGAACACGGACGTTGGACACGAGGCTTTGAAGTTGAAATGGAAGACGGCACTGTAGAAACAATGCGAACTGTAGAAGCAGAAAGCATTCTAGGATGGCAGCCTGAAACTCCGGAAAATATTATGTTTGGTAATAAAGAAGGAGCGGGTACTATGGATACCCCTAAAGCGGAGGACTTTGGTGCAAGATGACAAACCCATTTGCAGATATCGAACGCTTTGGCTCAGCGTGTGATCAAGAGCCTAATGAAAAAAATTACCGTATGTACCTTGCACTTATTCAAGAAGAATACGGAGAACTACAAGACGCAGTAAAAGCACACGATAAAGTAGAACAACTAGATGCACTCATTGACATTCTTGTTGTTACTATGGGTGCTATTAGAGCCGCAGGATGGGACGGAGAAGCGGCTTGGAAAGAAGTAATGAATACAAACTTTGCTAAGATTGATCCAGATACTGGTAAAGTTCGTAAGCGTGAAGATGGCAAGGTACTGAAGCCCGAAGGATGGAAGGCTCCAGAACTTGCACAATTTGTAGGAGAGTAAAATGTCAACTTTTGCAGATACCCGTCAGGGTTTTGACGAAGGTCTTCGTCAATTTATGCTTAATATGTATAATCATACTGCCGCAGGCTTAGGTATCAGCGGTATTGTTGCGTGGCTTACATATTCAAGCGGTGCATTATATGCAATGGGTTCACTTATGTGGCTATTTGTTTTTGCACCATTAGGTATGATACTGTATTACAGTTTTGCAGGCCGTAATTGGTCTTACGAAACTTTACGAAACTTCTATTATATCTTTACAGGTGTAATGGGTGTTAGTTTGAGTACCATTTTTGCTGTATATGCAGCCTTGAGTATAGCTCAAGTATTTTTTATCACAGCGGCTACATTTGGAGGAGCAAGTCTATACGGATATAGCACAAAACGTGATTTAACAAGTTTCGGAAGTTTTCTTGTTGTAGGACTAATTGGAATTGTCATCGCTAGTATTGTAAACATATTTCTTGCAAGTAGTGCCGTAATGTTTACTATTAGTGTTTTAGGTGTTTTGATATTTACAGGATTGACAGCGTGGGATACTCAAAATGCTAAAAACATCTATCTATCACACGGTGGTAATCCAAAATATGGTATCCAATTTGCAATCAGTTTATACCTAAACTTTATTAATTTATTCCAAATGTTGTTACATTTATTGGGCAATAGAGAATAAATTAACTCTTGACTCCTAGCAGTTTATGCGTTATAATATGTATAAATTGTTAGGAGTTTCTTATGAAATTAACACCACAAACTAGCGGCATTGGTACTACAGGTCTTGCTGGTATAGTATTAATGGCTTTACACATTACAGGATACATAACAGGTTGGGCGTGGCCTTTGCTGTATATATTCCTTATTGTTTCGGGTATTGGTCAAGAAAATAGGAAATAATAAATGGCTACACACGGAATGATTGACTTAGAGACGCTAGGTGTTGAACCAGACAGTGTTGTAATGACACTTGGTGCTATTAAGTTTGATCCGTTTTCAGACAGTGAACCACATACTCCTTTGTATTTACGTGGGGATGTAGAAGAACAAAGCGAAAAGTATGGCCGATCAATTGACGATAATACACTTGCTTGGTGGGCTACTCAGCCACAAGAAATTCAAGACGAAGCATTTGGTGATCACGAGGACCGTGTAACTGTACAAGAAATGCTACGTCAACTAAACAAATGGTGTGTAGGATTAGACTATATTTGGTGTCAAGGACCTACATTTGACTTTGTAATTCTGCAAAGTTTATACAAGGCAGCAGAAAAACCTGCACCGTGGAATTATTGGCAGATTAGAGACAGTCGTACATTGTTTGCAATGATGCCTAGTGACCCTAGAAAGGCAATTCAAGAAAGTCTTCATAATGCACTAGCAGACTGCTACTATCAAGCTAAATGTGTACAACAGTCATATAAACATTTTGGAGTAAAGGCACGATGATAGATAGAAAAAGTAAAGAATCAGAAGTAACAGAACAAATGTTGCAAGAATTTTTTGACAGAGGAGGAACTATTACTGTATGTCCTCCAGGTGAACGGTCAGAGGAAATTGATTATAAAGGCAGCGGATTTTACGGAAATAAAAAGAAAAAGGCAGAGAAATAAATGAAAGAATTATGGGTAGAAAAGTACCGTCCTAAAA